CTTGTTTTGCTGGTAAAGCATTCTGTTCTAATAAATCTAAATCAGATTGTTTTACTCCTATGTTTCGTGCTGTATCTAAACTAACATCTGCACCTTTTGTATTTTTAAATTTTCCAGATATAACTAAATTATAAAGATCAGGATTTACAGTAGTTCCATCTTTAGATAAATAACCTTTAAGATTATTACGCATACCTAATATAAACCAGTCAATAGCATCATCATATTCTTTTGCTGTTAAACCACTTTTGCCATCTAAAACTTTAAGTATGTTTGTTTTACCTGCTGTGAGATTTATCATAGCTTCTCTATATTGATTGCCAGGTGTCTTTAATAATTTTGCTAATTCTGCAAAACCTTGTGATGGGTTATCAGATATTTCTATTGCAGCAATTTTTTTGCTTAATGTATCTGTTCTAAGTAAATTAATTACTCTCCATTGACCTTCTGCCCATTGTTGAGGTTTTTGTGATTTAGATGCTTCATCAAACTGTAATTGATTACTTAATTTAATTTTTTGGTTTTTAGTAACTTGTCTGCCTATTTGTCCAGAAGAAGATTCACTTATACCTAATTTAAAGTTTGCAGTATCTAACCAACCTTCTTTTGCATAACTTCCTCTTACCTTAATGTTGTCATCAAAAATTCTAGCAAGTATTCCTATTGGATGGTCTAATACACCTAACGCACCATTTGCTACAGCTCTTAATTGTTCTTCTAGTATAACTCTTACAGTCCAAGCAGGTCTGAGCAATACTATTGGTTTAAACAACTGACCTACATAAAAATCTAATCCTCTTGCAAGTGCTTCTCCACCTACAATTTTTTGTACTTCTTGAAATCTTCCTTTAAATCCATTGTTTAATTTATTTGTTAATTTAATAACTTGACTTGGTTTTTGTAATTTTAAGTCTTGTGTTAATGCTGATTCAAGTACAGGTCGTGAACCAAAATTACTACCTAAATCATCTATTTGTGATTCTGTTAAATCATCAACTAATTTACTTTTTTTAAATAAATTTGTAAATTGTTCTTCTACACCTTTAAATTTATTTAATACTGGTAAAAATTCATCTGCCTGTTCTTGTTCTTTAAGTATTCCACCAGTAGTAGAAAAGACATTTCTAATTAACTCTTTTGTATCATCTGTAAGTTTTCCTGTTTCTTCAAATCGTTTTAAAGTTATTTTTTGTAAATCACCAAAATCTTCCATTACTTGATTAATAATAAATTTTCCTCTAACAGCAGGATTACTTACTTCTTTTTTTGTTATTTCTGTTATTAAATTTTTAATTCTTTGACTACGATTTACAAACTCTTGTTTTGGATCAAGCAACTGTAAAAACTTTGTGTACTCAACAATTAATTTATCTGGATTATTTGCACTAAGTCTTGTTTCGTATAATGGTCCAAAGTAAGCATCTATGTTTCTTCTTATTGTTCCTACTTTCTGTACTTTAGGAACTACACCTTCTGTACCAATAGCAAGTATCTTTTCATTTAATATTCCTTTAACTGCTGCTATTGCAGATTGTTCATCTAAACCATCTGCTAAATCAAATAACTCTGTTGTAAATTTTGCAAAATCATCACTCAATGCTTCATCTTTAATTGCAAATTGATTTACTAATTTAAAATTAGATTTAAGCAATATTTCATCTGGTTTATCTTTATTATTATATAAAAATTTTGCTAACTCATCTCCTGCTTCGCTATCAAGAAATTGTTTAGCAGAAGTTTTACTAAAAGATTTTCTTACAAAACCATTTAATAATCCAAGACTATCTGCACCTTCATCAGTAAGAGTTAAAAGACTTCTACCTGCTTTAACAGTTTTTACAGCTTTACCTGCCCAAAAAGTAGGGTCAAGTAAGTTAAGACCTAAGTCAATTATTCCTGTATAAAAATCATATGCTCTATCTTCTGGACCTGCAATAAATTCTAATGGTTTGAATAACACACGACCTGGTGTCATATGTGGACTTTTACCTCTAGCTATTAATGCTGCTGCTCTATCTCCATCAAACTGTGCTACTTTCTCTTGTTCAAATACTTTATCAAAAACATTAAATCCTAATCTTGATATTGCTATCTCTCTTGCTTTAATTGGGTCTGCACCTCTATCAATTAAATCTTTATAGGTATCTGTTTTTTCTGGGTCAGTAGATTGAAATAAAGCATTTCCTAAATCAATCTTTTCTCCTCGTTCTTTTGCTTCTCTCCAATATGCAAATGGTTCTATCTGTGCTTTTTTATATGCTTCAGAAAATGTTGCACCTTGTTGTACTAAACCAATAGTTCTTATAGGTTCTGCTATAACATTTTCATATAACGATCTAACACCTAACAAACCACCTTTTAGTGCTAACTCTGAAAAACCACCTGTATCAGGGTTTACATTAAATTGTTCAAAGACTGCATTTTTAATTGCACCATAAGTTTTTTCTTTACCTTTACTAAAAAAATCTGTAAGACCATCTACAAAAGATTTATCTGCTTGTGTTTTAGTTGCTTGTACTAATACAGAACCAGGTACATTTGCACTCTGTTGATTTATATTACTAAGCCTTTGTGCTTCTTCAGGTGTAACCATTAGATGTACTCTAGTAGGCTATCATCTCCAGTTTCCAGCCAACTGTTATAAATAAAATCTCTAACTTCTTCAGCTTTCAATACTTGTTGTTGTGGCTGTGGAGTAATACCTGGTCCAAAAGGTAATCCTGATGTAACAGGTTCACTTGGTCTTTGTGTTGGAGCAAATATATCCATTTGAGGAAGTGGTCTTCTCATAGCAGGTTGTGCTTGTGGAGTAGTATCTTTTGGTAATGGTGCAGCTTGTTGCTGTTGTGTTAATGCTTGTTGTTCACCATAAGGCATACCAGGTATTCTTCTTACAGCTTGTGTATTGTCTTGTGTATTTCGTGCTGGTGGTGGAACATTTAATGCTCTCCTATCAGTACCTTTGTTACTAGAACTCCTCGTTGCCATCTTGCTCCTCATCATCATAATACATAAAAGTTGAACTGATTATCATATAGCCAAATGGAAACACCATTGGTGGCATTTCATCTTTAAATATTCTTGGTTGGAAAACTTCTTCATCTATTAATATATCATCACCAATTTCATCAACATCACCTAATGAATTGTGTACTATATCTGCAAACTTTTTATTAATTGACATTAGCCACCTAATCCTTGTAGTAACTGTGCTATGCCTGGTGGTGGACCCTGTGGTGGTAAGGTCGCACCTCCAAGCAATTCTTGTTCTGCCGTTGGTATCTCTGGTTCTTCTGCTGTAAAGAATTTATCCAAGATATTTTGCATATCATCTGGATTTTTTCGTATCTGTACAACAGCCATAGTTGCCTTGGCATCACCCTGTTGGGCTTGTGCTAGTAATGTGTCAAATAAAACTTTATCTGCTTTTTCTTTTGTAATTCTTTCATTCACTCTAACAAGGTTATCTAATCCATCTAAGTTTTCTTGTAGAGTTTGTGTGTCTATGATACCAGCTTGTAGTAACTGTAAACCTGTAACAATCTTTTGTGGTTCATCATAACCAGCCATAGCACCATACACTCTGCGTGTCTTGTATGATCCTTGTATGTCAAGTGATGGATTGTATGTTTCAGAGTAAAATTTATTATCCATATAACCAGATAATGCTTTTGTCTTACCACCATACATTTTCTCATCCCACTCTAATCTCTTAGAATCAATCATCTCTATAGCATCAGCCATAACAGTATGATATTCTCTAATCATTAGAGACATACTTGCACCTAGTTCTTCTAATCCTCTACCAGTTGCGAAGCTAAGTGGAGACTGTGAATCATCAGAAACAGGGTAAGAACCACCAACACGAAGTTGTCGTTCTATTCTATCTATCTGTTGGAAAATTTGATAAGGAACATTTGATGCAGGTTTACTGACTTGTGTACCTGGCGATAAATAGTTTACAGCGAATCTACCTTTACGATATTGTCCTGATTCTATCTCACCAGATATGTTTGTTTCTGTAAATACTGCATCTTCCATAGCTATTATTGACATCACATTAATCTTTGCCATTGAAGCCATAAGACCTATGATTTGGTCATACTGTCCTTGCAATCTG